TCTTTTTTTCGTTTATGAAGTCCTGGAACTGCTCATAGACCCGCCGTTCCAGCGGGTGGGAAAGGAACATGTTCCTTTTATAGAGCAGCTCCATACGTTTAGCGCGATACTGAGCAGCTTCTAGGCTTATCTGACACAAATCCGCTATTTCTGCGGGAGTGTGCAGACCGAGCGCCCATATCACGCATGCCGGCGCAAGGACGCGCGCGGCGAACATATCCGCCTCGCTTTCGACCTTCGGGCGATCTTTGTCGATCGTGCGCGTGTGCTGAACGGTACCTTCTTTAAGCGGGTGGCCAAGAAGAATATGCCCCAGCTCATGACAGACCGTGAACCGTATGCGTTCACGGGATTCCCGCTCATCATAGCAGATTATCCAGCCTTCCTCGGTCTTCAGCGCAGCTCCGCTTTGCTTTGAACCGAGCCAGTTCCGGGGACCGTTCTTCACGACGGCTATGCCATAGTGTTCCGCTGTCTTTACTACGGAAAGGGGCAGGCTGGCGGTATTCGTGTCGATAAGGCACTGCCAGGCTGCGTTCCGTACGTCTTTGTAAATGCCATAGTTCATGATTCTTCACCTCATGACTATTATGCCATGAGGGTGAAGAATTATTAGCTAGAGCAATGTGTTATCAGAGATCGTCGTCGTCTTTTGCTCTTTCCGCAAGAGCGGCTTTGATTTCTGACTTCGGAATCTGCTTGCCGGCCGGGGTGGTGTCGTCCTGGCTCCGGGCGTAACTCGGAACATTCTCGAGTTCGTTAAGCTTGAGGTTCGAACCGGATAATATTGATTCCGTTGGCTCAGGGTCAAGATTATCAATGAACTTGAGGACTGCTTTCCGCTCCTCATCATTCAAACTGATGAATGCTTCTATCACCTTCTTGAAGATTTCTCCACCATTATACCGTTCTGCTAATTGCTCGATGTAAGCATCTTTGGTTTGTAGCTTCATCGGAGCGATTCCGTTTGTAAGCCATTCATAATTTATATTAAATGTCGTGCAAATCAGACGGTAGAATGGTTCTTTCTGGTCGGGACGTGCCAGAACATTCCGTTCAATATTATTGATCACTGAACGGGTGACTCCGAGCTTTTCGGCAAATTCCGTCTGCGACATATGCAGGTGTTCTTTCCGTAGTACTCGGATTCTCTCGTATATTTCCATGATATCACCTCCTTGTGATATCATATTATCACAAATCGAATAATTTGTCAGTTCATGATTCTTCACCTCATGACTATTATGCCATGAGGGTGAAGAATTATTAGCTAGAACAATGTGTTATCAGAGATCGTCGTCGTCTTTTGCTCTTTCCGCAAGAGCGGCTTTGATTTCTGACTTCGGGATCTGCTTGCCGGCCGGGGTGGTGTCGTCCTGGCTCCGGGCGTGCATCGGGACGTCTTCGAGTTCGTTAAGCTTGAGGTTAGGTTCTGACGAGCTCTTGATCTTCAGCCATTCACGCTGCTCCGGATCATCCGGGGGCATGAACATCATGATGAACTTTTTAACGGCATCTTTTTCGGAGTCGTTTAACTCCGCAAATGCCATTATTACCTTTCTCATGAAATCATCAAGCCCGTATTTTTTTGCAAGCTTGTCTATCGACTGTTCCTTTGTTTCCAGGAACATCGGCAGCGTACCGTCACGCAGCCATTCGAGGTTTACGTTAAAAGCAGAAGCTATTGCAAGTTCGGTCGGAGGGGGGACGTTCGCGCGCTGACGTTCGTAATTGTTTATGACGTCACGGCTACACGCTATTTTTTTCCCGAACTCTTCCTGGGAAAGTCCGAGCGCTTGACGGAGTTCCTTTATTCTAATGTTACTATTCATGTTGTCACCTCCTTTAACATCTATATTCTATCATATCTTTATGGGTTTGTCAACCCATAAAGATATTTTAAATTGCACAAAAACATTTACTTTGATTTGGGCAGAGTTCACAAACTCATAGAAAAAGCAGGAAAAGGGTTGACAAACCCATTTGTTTGCGTTATAATGAGTACAGAAACCCAAACAGAAGGGTTTAAAAACCCGAAGCAAGTTGAGAGGTAAAAAATGAAATACGAAATCGTTTGTGGGCACTGGACGGTGCACGCTGATGGCGTTAAAACCGTTCTTTACGTTGGAAAAGATGAAAAGGGACTAATACATGTCTTGGCAGGTGACAAGAAAACATCATTAAAGCAGGTGTCGAATCGAGGCTATGATACATTCGAAAATGACATAGATGCCGCACTTGATGAATGTGAGGAAATGATTTACTCTTGCATTTCAAGTGCAAGCAGAATAGGGTGGTAAATATGACAGTTTATAAAAACGGCGCACCTGTGAAAGTTGAGCTTTGTTTTACCGGATTTAATTACTTCATAGCTGCCGATGGAATTGTAAAGATCACAGATATCAGCGAGCGGGACGGCTTAAAGATCATGGACATGCTCGAAAAACACGGAAAATATAGAAAGATCAATCTTTATGGTAAGACGAGGAATGTTAAATGGATTGAAATCGTTAATAGACTTCTCGCAGAGTGACGGAGCGGGCAAGCCCCTCCGGTAATGCGGCAGACCGGTCACAAGCCCGGCACACGCAGAAAGGAGTGAACGAAATGACAAAGACTGATACATACACTACAGCGCAGAATCTCGATAACGAGAAGATCGCCGCTATCATCGCGGGCATGACCCCGGAACAGCGTCAGCTCATCGGCGGTCTGGTTATCGGAGTACAGCTTGCAGGTCAGATTGGCGAGAAGAAGCAGGGAGCGTAAGCTCCAGTAAGTTGAAAGGAGAAGAAAAATGCCGCAGATAAGAAAAAGGCACTACACCTGTTGGGAGCATGCCGATCAGATTCTTGACATCCACACAGCCTCCGCGCTGCTTGGCGTTCCTGAACAGAGCCTGCGTAAGCTTGCACGGGACAAGGTAGTCCCGGCATTCAAGGTCGGGAAACTATGGAAATTCAACAAGGACAAGCTGATGGGGTTTGCTGGAGTGGAAAGCTCCTATTCCGCATCTATATAAAAGGTGCTTGGAAAGCACCGGAAAGGTAAACAAGTATGAGAGAAGAATTCAAGAGCATCGAGGGTAACAAGATAAGGACCCTCAAGCTGCACGAAAGAGCAGTCGACCCTGACGACGAGTTCGGCAGGGAGGTCGACAGGTGGCTGACTAACTGGGAAGCCTGGAGAAACCTCTGTGATCACCTTGAGGCTGTGGGCATGTTCCCTGACGAGTATTTCAAGCTGTCAGCCTTTGCTGAGGAGGACGCGCCGATTTCCGCCGGAATGGTGGAGTTCACTGCGGAGGTTACTTCCAGAGAACTTGATGGTACTTATTTCACTATCTATAACGGCAGCCGGTGCGGCGAAAACAATTTCGTGATCGGGAAAACTTCCGGCACTTCTCCGGAGGATTACCTCAGAATGTCGAGAATAGCTGCTGAATGCTGCGTCATGCTTAACGGCGGCGGTCGGCTCATCGACATGCCGGAAGATGTGTATATCAATATTACGCATGATGACCGCGTGAAGGCCATTGAAGATGGTGAGTATTCGTTCAGAAAGTATGCGGAGAAGTATCTGAGCTATATTGACAGCGATATTGAAGAAGCGTATCGAAGCGGCGATCGCAAAAAATTCAATTCCGCTGTCTGGTATGCGCTGGACAAGCTTGCCTTCGATATGCTCAGGAGCGGCATTGAGCATGACGATTGCACCGATGAGCAGTTCAAGGAATTCTACAAGAAGCTTACCGACGATGCGTACAGACTAAGACTTTACGAGCGGCTTACAGACGAGCTTTTCAAGCTTCACCAGGAAATTGAGAAGGCACGCAAGCTTGCGCATGAAAACGGCATGGCTTTTGACGCGCAGCCTTATGATCCTGATGATGAATTCGATCCGTATGTCTATAATCCTATGCGCATGTCCGATGAGGACTATAAGCTTGTGCATAAGGAGATGGAGGCTGACAAAACCGGGGTTCTCGAAATCAGGAAGCTTGGCCATGACCAGCTCAGGCAGCTTTGCATTGATATGGGCTGGTGTAACCATGTAGATAACGACCGGTACAACGAGCTGCTTGAATACGCCGACAAGGCTGATATCACGTCTGCTGATATTCTATACATCGCGCAGCGCATTGACGAATTCACCGCGGACAACGACTACAACGGGCATGTGGATTCGATATGCTGCGAGATTGCGCGGCGATGCTGGCCAATGTTCACTATAAGGGAGCCGAACGATGAATAAGTTCGAACGGTTCCAGCTTGTCCTCGGGGCGATGGTGTTCGGTGGGCTTGCCCTGACTTACATCGGGGTCGCCGTTGTCGAGGGCGACGGCGGTGCGGCTGGTTACATAGAAGTGTTCGCCGGGCTTGGGATAGCTCTTGCAGCTATCCTGGCGGACAGGCTGTGGAGATACTTTGAGGAAAAGAGGTGATATTGATGATAAAGGTTGACCGAAAAAATCATATCTGCGAGTTGAGCGGCTCGCCAGATGAAATTTTCAAAGAAGTTCAGTTTACGCTTTCATAGAATCATCTATCTCACAGTCGCTAAAACCGGTGGGGACTTTGCAACGGCTGCAACAGCGACGTGCATTGCGCTTGCCGAGTCGATTATCAACGTAGATAAGGATATCAGAAGTAAGCTCGAAAAGCGGGACAATTCGGAGATGAAGCAGTAATGGACTATATCACAAGTGCCGAAAATATTGCGGCGAAACTGTGTAATAAATACCGCCGTATTGATCGGTCGCTTGCTGATATGGCTGCTATCGAGGCGGCTGAAATCTACGAATATAGCAGCGCTGTCAATGGTGCGTGGGACTTCGAGTGCTGGGTAGTTTCACGGATATGGCAGTGCTATCTATCAAGAAAGCAGCACAAACAGGAGGAGAATAACATGGCAACAAAGCTTACAGACAAGGACCGCCGTGCAATACGCGAGAAATTCCGCGCCGGCGACAACATCGACGAAATTGCGCGCGGATACGATATATCAGGGCAGACCGTCCGCAATATCTGCTCTGACCTGGCTTACGAGAGAAAGCAGGCTATTTCGGCGTTTAACAGCGTTCAGCCGAAAGTAAAGTCCGCTGAAGAGATGGTGCAGGAAAATCAACAGGAACCGGTTGAGGCTGCTCCGGCGGAGGTCGGTCAGGACGATCCGGCTGAAGATGTTCGCAGTGCGGAGACTGCTGATGTTCCGAGCGATACGGCCGCCGCTGAAAATATTAGCGACGCAGATGATGAATCGGCGCCTGCAAGCGGGGAAGAAATCAAGCCCGCAGTGAAAATCAACGCTGATGACCTGGCTAACGGGCTTGAATCATTCAGCCGTGAAAATGTTGATAGCGATTTCCATGCAGAAATATACAAGGTGGGCAGCCTTATCACGGCGAAAGTGAAGATAGGTGGTAGAGAGGTCACTATTTCGGACGATGGGAAGCGCTGAACTGGTTATCCGTATCAAAGGTTCGGAGCGGTATTTCCACGGCTGCTGCGATGATGGTAACAAACCGGTATTCGGCGAATACAACGACGGTATGAAAATATACCGCGATAGCAAGAAATGGACTGCCGAGCGGCGCGCACGTCAGGCTATCGAGGTTATAGGAATGAACGGCTGCGATCTCTTTCGTGACCTCGAAATCGTCGCCGCTGACCGCCCGATACCGCCAGAGATCAAACCGGATAAGGTCGTGCTGCCGGAGGTACCCGCACCGCCTGTTCCGAAAGCCCCGCCGACTAAGCCAGCGCTTGTGCCGGTCCCTGAAAATGAATACGGCGGGTGGGAGGTGCTTGACGGCATAGGAAACAGCCCGCCGAAGATGTGTAGGCGGGAATGGAACGGCTGCTGTGAATATGCGATATTCATGCCGGACCACAAGTTGTACTTCCTGCCTCGGGACGAGCTGGAAGCCTGGTCACGTTACTGCGATGAATGCAAGGAATTCATCTGCCGCCGTATCAGTGAACGGCGCGGGGCAAAAGGAAGTTCCCCGCCCGACCTTTCGGCCTGACGGGGAATAAACAAGATGAGATGAGGTATTGACCTCAAATTAATTATACCTCATTCTCGAAAAAAAGTCAATAGTTTTTAATCAGCTAAAGTCTGAAAAATGCCGCTTGCGAGCGGCTTTGAGGACTTGTGAGCAGTATTAACAATTCGAGGACGGTCAATGAAATTTACCAGGGAAAAACTATTCTCTGTGAAATCTGGTGAGTATATTGAACCGTGCATTAATATTTACTCTGATGAACAGGAAAAAGTCAGCAAGCTCAAGAGGGCGAAAAAAACCAAGGCAACAGAGCCGAAAGTAAAAAAGCTCAATGATGAGTACAGCCGGCAATATTTCCGGCTGCTGCTGAATGGGAATTTCGGTCAGGGCGACTATCAGATGTTCCTTAGCTACGACGAAGAACATCGTCCTGCTGACAGGAAGGCAGCTATCAAGGATCGTCAGAAATTTGTTGCCAGACTGAGGACACTGTACAAGAAACACGGAATCGAATTCAAGAACCTTGCGATCACTGAAACTGGAGTGAAGTCCGGTTTCCTCCACCATCATCTTGTTGTACCTGGAGGAATCGACCGAAACCTCATCGAGGAAAAGTGGGGTAAGGGAATCGCCAATTGCAGACGTTTGCAAAAGAGATCGGACAGGTGGCTGAACGATTTCGCCACATATCTCATGAAATCGCAGTCCAATGCTGAAAAGGGTGAACGCTGCTGGAGCGGGTCGCGGAATCTCGTCAAGCCTGACGTCAGAATCTGCGATAACGACCGAATCAACCGCCGCCGGCTGCGGGAACTGGTAGAGGCCCGGAACAACGACGATGTTCAGAGAGCGGCGGAAAAAATCTACAAGGGATATCGGCTGATTGACTGGCGTGTTGAATTCAATCTGGTGACAGGGCTGCCTTTTGCAAAGCTCATCATGGTCAAGAAAGAGTAGAGCGCACGGTATCAGTTATTTACTGATTTCGCGGGGATTTTAGCGGAAGTTTTCAACAAAAGTTCCGTTGAACAATCATCCAATAGTTGAAAATGTGCCGAAAATCGGCGCGGATTCAATAAAATACTGAATTGAGGGGGATTCGATGTTTAATCAAGCAACACTTATGGGACGGATAACGCATGATCTTGAGTTGAAAACAACTCCGAGCGGCGTGAACGTATGCTCGTTCCAGATCGCAGTTGACAGGCGGTATCAGCAGAAAGGCGAGGAAAGGAAGTCTGACTTCTTCACGGTCGTGGCCTGGAGACAGCAGGCTGAATTCGTTCACCGCTACTTTGCAAAGGGGCGCATGATCATGGTCGTGGGTGAGCTTCAGAACCGTACATACACGAGCAAGGACGGCGTTGAGGTTAGGGTCACGGAAATCATTGCAGATCGGGTTTGCTTCACGGGTGAAAAGGCTGTGAGCGGCGCCGCTCCCGCTGCGGATCCGGCGGCTGCTCCTTCAACTCCTCCACCTGCTCCGGCAGGACCGCTCGACCCGCCTTTCCCACCGGCAGGCGCCGACTTTGATCCATATCCATTTTAAGAACACATTAGGGGGCTTTTAAATGACTGAAAATCAGGTAGAAAAGCTGCTGGAACTTTACCGGCAGGCTCCGGACGATATCGAGCTTGCAAGAGAAAAGCTTGAGCAGTGGAGCGACATAGATGGTGAGGTCGCGGCAGCAGAAACCGAACGTCTGAAGGGACGGATTGTCATGATTCAGACTCTGCTTGTGTCTGTCGAAAGGGCGGTCGAAAGACTCCCGAAGATTCACCGCGAAATTGTGAAATTGCGCGGCATGAAGGTGCCGTGGTGGAAAATTGCAAAACAAATCAAATATTCAGAACGGAGCTGTCAGATTTATTACAGCAAGGCTTTAAAGGCGCTTGCGGATTCGATAGAACTTTCTGGATATGATTCTGTAAGAGATGTCGCTGCGAACGAATAATATGCGTGTGCGATTTCCACGAATTCTTAAAGAACCAAAAATCGAAACAAACAACAGGCGGTGAAAAAGTCAATGGCAACTAAGAAGAATCCGGCTCGTGATGCGGCTTTGAAAGAGTATGTCAAGCGCCGTGGTAAGGTCACGATGAAGGCGCTGAGTGAGAAGCTGGGCATATCGGTTTCACAGCTCGGACGCTGGAAAAGGGCTGACGACTGGGAAGGCGCACTCAAGAGAAAGCCGGGAGCGCCCAAGGGAAACAAGAACGCGGTCGGTGCGGGCGCTCCAAAGAAAAACAAGAACGCGGAGAAGCATGGGGCATACAGCTCGGTGAAGTTTACGGATCTTGCTCCGGAGCAGCGTGCTCAGGTCGAGGCTTTCTGCGAACTCCCTCTTGAAGGGCGGCTGAATGAGCAACTTAAGGACATGCTTGCACAAAAGGTCGTGTTATTAGAGCGCGCTCAAATATATGCGCCGCTCGTTGAGAATGGCGAAGTGATTGAGTTGATGATTCCGGATAAAAAGTCGGTGTTTAATAACGGAGATAAAGAGTTCATAACCATCACATCTGTGTCCCAGTTTCACCGCTGGGTCAAGATCATAGAAAAAATCGAGGATATCAATAAGTCAATCAACAAAGTGCTGCAAAGCATGTCTGCTCAGCAGCGTGACGAACAGCGGCTTGACCTTGATGAGCGCAAGCATAGTCTTGAACAGCAGAAGGTGTCTGGAATTTTCGATACCGATGAAATTGGAGATGATTCTGGCGACATTGACTAGGTGATTTTGACAACCTGCAACGAGCGTTAAGCGACACTTGATGCATATAAGGTACTGCCCCCTCAAGGGCAGGCCTGCGGGTCCGCCGAGCCCCACGGGGTAGCTAGATATGAAATTTTTTTACTGACTTCCGGGGTGGCGGCGGTTTTTGGAGATAGGGGGTGTTTATGTGAGGCCTTTGGAGCGGATTGCGCTATCCGGGGAAAACATATCCAAGGTACTGGGAATCACGGAGCGGCGCGTTCGGCAGCTTAGGCAGGAGGGCGTGTTCCGCTGCAACAGCGCTGGGAACTATCATCTGATTCGGACGGTGAGGGCTTACATCGAGTTCGTCACAAAGGGGACAGATGGCAGCGGGAACAGCGCCGCGCTCGACCTTACACGGGAACGCGCCAGACTGATGAAGGTCAAGCGAGAGGATCAGGAATACGAGCTGGCGCTCAAGCGCGGCGATATGCACAAGTCCGAGGAGATACAACAAATCATGTCGGCGGTGTTCGGGAACTTCCGGTCAAGGCTGCTTTCTATTCCGGCTAAGGCTTCGCCGGTGGTCGCGGTCAAGGCTGATAAGGCGGAGATATATCAGTATCTCAAGGAGCTTATCGACGAGGCGCTCAATGAGCTTGCGGACTTTGATTCTATGTTCCCGGACAAGTCACGTGCCGAAGATGGTGTGAAAGAGGGTGAGGAAAATGAGCGAGCTCTTGGCGACTGAAAAATGCCCCGTGTGCGGTAAAGCACCTTCGCCGATAACTACATCTAATGGCAACGTGTGGGACGCTTTTTTCAAATGTGACCTGGAGCAGGACGATACGGATCAAGGCATGGAACAGGAAGAAAGGAAGGAGTAATAGATGATATTCAGAAGAAAGCGCTGCGCGTACTGCGGTCGGATACCTGTGATGGAACACAGAAAAGCAGCTCGGACGGAATGTGCCCGAAATAGCGCACAGCTTTTCAGAGTGCGGTGTTTCTGCGGGAATCAGACGGAGTGGGGACTTGCACCGAGCGGGTACTGGCGTAAAAAAGTCAAAGCTATGATCGTGCGCCAGTGGAACGAGCTCAATTCTGAAAAGCTTGGCAACTTCTTCTTTGTAATGATCGGAGAAGTCAGAAGAGAGGCGTTCAGGTGGGGCGAACTCAAGCAGTGCAGAATGTGCAGGGAGGTTCCAAGAAGCAGGATAACGCCGTGTATGAATTCCGATTCCACACCGGTTGCGTATTGGAAAATTGAGATTCGCTGTAATCGTCACTGGGACTGCGACCTTATTATGCAAACGCAAGACGATATAAGCCTTGCCGCTAAACGGCTTGCTGAACGGTGGAACTGGGAGAATGCCGTGGACGAGCACGGATACATTACAGCGTTTCCCAAAATGGCGAGAATGCCTGGCGAAAATAGATAAGGGAGTGAGCGCTTCATGAAAAACGAACTTAAAATTCAGCAGTGCCGGAGTAGGAAGTATCGGTGCCCGGTGTGGCCTGTTTGTCTGTTCGGCTGGGGCTTTCCGCTTGATAATTTCAGGCGCCGCGTGGTTAACGCAGCGCGGAAGATGGAGGGGTTCGTCGGCTTTTGCGACCCGAAAATATATATCCGGGAAGACGACAGAGGCGTGATCTTCTTCGTACTCTTTGATACCAAGGCGCATGCACTGGCTGGACGTGATCTTATCAGCGAAAAGTTTCCGCAGCAGAGCGTCGGTCCTAACTGCATAATGCACTATGCGGCAAGGGAGCCGTATGACGACCCCGAACTGATGAGAATATCACTTAGAGGAGAATAAAGCATGCCCCAGTTCTTATCGGGCTGCTGAAAATCTTTGCATACTTGCGGAAACGGAGGACACCAAGAATGAGGATAAATCTTGACTATCTGCATGACTGTTCGAATCTGCGAAGGCTCCTGGCCGAAAATCCGAAACTGCCGGTCATCGTGTATGCCGGCGAAAGTGCGAACACCGGGGACTATCAGTATTTGTGCTGTTCGCGAGTTGAGTGCTCCGTCGGTGAAGTGCTCGACTGCGAGCTCCCTTTCGGCGGAAAAGAAGTATTCTATGATCGCGATTATTTCAGAGAGCGGCTTGCAGACTATCTTGCAGAACAGCTTGACGGTTTGACCGATGATGAATTCGATAAGGCTCTTGAAAAAGAGCTGAAAAAATATTCGCCTTACTGGAAGAAGGTCATCGAGGTGTGGGTCGATAACTGAGATCGGTTTACAAGGCTTCAATGGTGCGCTGCTCCATCTGGAAAGGCCGGCTTAAAGGTCAGGTCACATGTAAACCTGTAAAGCTCGTCTTTTGCCCGCAGTGCGGAAAAAGGCTTGCAGAAACTCGTGGAGGTGTAAAAAATGATTCATGAAGTGAACTGCGACCGCGACTGGTTCAACCTCCTTGTGTCGCGCAGCAGAACATTCGATATCCGAAAAGATGACCGCAGATTCATGATCGGCGATTACGTCGCGTTCAACGAATGCGAGCATGACGAGAACATGGATTCTTACAGCTACACCGGTTATTCGGTGCTTGGAAAGATAAATTATATTCTTAACGACGAGAGGTACGTCAGGGAAGGATACATCGTCATCGGATTCAGCATTTGCGGCATTCTGGACGACGGCAACAAGCAGCCTGTCTACTGTGTTAAAGGCGAGGAGCGGGAACGCGGTGGGATAAAGGATTCGCCGTATTATCTGGGGGAAGAAATGAAACATTTCAAAGAATCGGAGCGGCTCACAGACGCGCTCCGGGAGCTTTGCGGGAAATACAATATTGCCTGCGGAGATGACAGCCAGGGGCTGGGAAAGGAGCTCATGGAGCTGCCGAAGCGGCGGTCTTATCTGCATACGTCAGAAAAGACCACCAAGGCGCTGGACGTTATGGCGGGGCGGGAGCTCGTCACACTGCGCAGCGGGTGCTGCAAGGAGCCGATGTGCGTCAGCGCTGAACTCTGGGGGACCAGGGACGGCGTGTATTGTCCGAAATGCGGCGTTAAGGTGTTGAAGCCCAGGGCTGTGAAAAGAGGTGATTCAGAATGATAAATGTGACAGGAGGCAAGGACGGCGAAAAGGTGAGCGTAGAGCTCATCGGGTCGAAAGACGAGGTCGTTCGCGAAGCAAGATATGTTATAGAAGCAGTTGCGGAGAAGATATTCGTAAAGAACAACGGTCGAGGATTTGACCAGGCAACTAAGCGTGAACGCATTGAGTGCATTTGCGCTGCTTATAACGGAATGTTTCTGTCATTTGCGTTAGACAATAATCTGTCCGTGCTTGCAAGAGAACTAATCCGGATAGGCGTCATAGGAAGCGTTGACTTTGAAAAGCTGGGAGGTGATTCAGAATGATAAATTCAATAAGCGATAATGCGGGCGGTTCTAATGCCAAGGTAGTGTTCTCCGGCGACAAAAATAAGGTGTTCGGGGAGCTTTACAGCGCCGTTGAGGCGTTTGCTGCAAAGAACTGTGAAGAAACAACGCATGTGAATTATGCGGAACTTTCGAAGGCAAAGCAGACCGCCGCCGTTGTTGCAGCGCTGCTGGGGCTGCTTGGACGATTCGCGGATATCAATGGATTTGAGGGGATTGCGGAGGAAGTCATTAAGCTGCATATCATTTCCGCGGTGGATATCAGCGAGAAGTACGGAAAGTGAGCGGGAATATGACATTCGAGGAGACACTTACACCGTATCAGCGGCGGTTGCTGCTGGAAAAACTGCTGAACCTTATGACTCCGGAGGAGCGTGCTAAGATACTTACGCCAGGCGTCGCGCCTAAAATGCCGCCGGACATCTCCCTGGAGGAGCTTCGAGACCGCAAGGAGATAACTCAGAGGACTATGAACAGTCTTTACCGTGCAGGAATGAGGACGCTGCATGACGTATATGAGACATCGCCGAAAGCGCTGATGAATATACGGTTCATCGGAAAGAGCGCTTACAGCGAGATCGTGGATATCCTTCGCGAACATGAATATGATATTTCCACATTCGAGCTGTGGAACGGAAAGAAGGTTGATAATACATGAACAATATTACTGAGATCGAGCTTTCAAAGCTCGTTCACCACCCCCAGAATCCCCGCAAGGACCTCGGGGATCTTACCGAGCTTACTGACAGCATAAAGGCGTCCGGGATAATGCAGAATCTGACCGTTGTTCCGGAGGACGACCACTATCTCGTCGTTATCGGCAACCGCCGCATGGAGGCGGCAAAGCTGGCGGGGCTTGATACTGCTCCCTGCGCGGTGGTGGATATGACCCCCGCCGAACAGCTTTCCACCATGATGGTGGAGAACATGCAGCGTTCCGATCTTACCATCTTTGAGCAGGCCGCCGGCTTTCAGCTTATGATGGATATGGGGGATTCCCTGGACGATATTTCGGAAAAGACCGGGTTCTCCAAGTCTACGGTGCGCCGCCGTGTAAAGCTCATGGAGCTTGATCAGGACGAACTCAAGAAAGTTGCTGACGATGGGCGGCAGATATCCATGAGCGATCTGGACGAGCTTAACAAGGTCGAAGATGTGGCGAGGAGAAACGGACTGCTGAAGGACATCGGAACGGCGAATTTTCACACCAGGTGTTTAGGCGCGCTGGAAGCGGAAAAAATTGAAAAGCTGCGCCCTAAGCTGCTGAAGCTGCTTAAGGATAAAGGCGTAAAGGATAAGGGGAACAATGTTACCGGCCGCAGCTACATTGGATACATAAGTTTCTCCAATGAAACACATTTCCGCAACACTCTGGATTCGATGTTTGAGAAATATAAGGACAGACTTCCGCTGACTGTCTGCGGTGCCTACGGCGGCAACGAAAAAGATTCGACCGGAGTGTACCTTTACTGCACAAATACGGATAAGTCCTTGGAAAATCAAGATGAACAGCTCCGCCGGAAGAGATTCGACCATTCTTACGAGGTCGTAAAAAACATCAACCACAAGTGGTGGTTGTCAAGGTTAACATTTATCCGCAACTACACACAGATGGAAGCAAAGCGGCATATAAGCGTTATCACAGCGGCGCTTGCAGAAAGCGCCATCAGGGACGATGACTGGGTGATGGGTAAGATAGATGTTGCTCTGCTGATGGGTTATTCTGATAAATCGGATAAGGAAAAGGTTATCGCCGAGGCAGCCGTCAGAGCTGAAAAAACGCCGAATCTTATGGCGCTCTGGGTCGCATACGGCATGCTTAGTGACTGCTACGATGATGATGGTTATATCGGACGGGACTATCAGGGGAAGCCCGAGAGGTGTTATGAGGCCGACTGCGAACAGCTTGACCGGATATATGACTTCCTTGAAAAGCTTGGCTATGAGATGTCAGACGAGGAAAAAGCGCTGCGGGACGGTACCTCCGAACTCTTCGACCCGGATAATGATATCTGGCTTCTCGAGGAGGATATCAGGGACGGATATTCCGATTACTTCAACGTTCACAGCAGCGTTTACCAGACAGAAGAAAGCAGAAAGCCTATCCCGATTGATGCAATAGCGAAGAATGACGTTAGGGTGTTCAACGCTCTGCGCAGAGCGGGTATCACTGATTCGGACAAGTTGTTGGAAGCGGCTGAAAACGGTTCGCTTTTCAAACTTTTCAAAATAGCGGGTTCAAAGTATGGATGGCTGCGCGCCAGGGCATTGGCACTGGGGATAGTTCTTCCGTACAAGCCCGGGGACGATGGAGCTGATGAACCGTCTGGGGACGATGATGAGGAAGAATAAGATACAGCTGCCGGCGCAGCGGGTGTTCACTATCCAGGTGACCATATGCCAGGTGTGCGGGCGGCGGCTGACGTCAGATTTTGGGCTGAAAAACGGCATGGGTCCGAAGTGTATGCATAAGTGGCAGCTTATGCATGCACCGGCCGACCCGGCTCAGTTGACGCTATGGGGGAATGAAGATGAAGAAGATACGCCTGCTGATTAACACGATACGCTTCAGCTTTATAGTCGGCATTGTCATTCTCGTCTTTATTGGAGAAAGGTCAAGGATTATGGCGATGTTCGGCGGGATATTCCTGCTGCTTTCAGTGGTGGAATTCATTCTGCAGTTTCTTTGCGAGATCGATGAAAGGAGAAAAAATGGCGAATCTGACATATACAAGGCGAAAGGCCGCGGGACTTTGCGTGAGGTGCGGGGCAAGGCTGGAGAAGAACAGCCCTTTTCTGAAATGCGGGTCATGCATAGCAGCGGAACGGGAGGAAAGGGAGAAGAAGTATTCCTCGATGAAGAAAAAGGGCGGTCTTAGCCTCAAGGACGTTATGACCCTTGCCGCTGAAAATCACTGTACATATGGCGAAATGGTGGTAAGGCTGCAAAAGGAGGGCATCGGATGACCGACGAACAGGAGATAGCCCGGATAATGGAGCTGCGTGGGCAGGGGCTTAATGCCGAACAGATAGGAAAGAAGCTATTTTTCAGCGGTGCGGCGATCCGTAAGAAAGTGCGAAAAGCCGGGCTTTCAGAACAGTATCACAAGATGTCCGGAAAATCAGTGCTTGAAATGAATCGGGACGATATCCGGGAAATGATTGAGAGCGGTGCGAAGTTCAGCGAGATAATGTCAAAGTATGGTGTGAGCAAGACCACCGTCGCGCAGTGGCGAAAGGCTCTGGGAATTCCGCCCCGGCCGCTTGGCGGTGGCAACTCGCTGCACCTTGACGGAGAAGAGCTTGCCAGGCTGTGGAACGATGGAAAGAGTTATACGGAGATCGGCAAAATAGTTGGTGCAGCTTCGCAAACGGTAAAAAATAATCTGATCAGGAACGGCACGATTCCGAAACCGTGTAAAAAGATAAGATTCCCGGAAAGTCAGGAAGAGATTGCTAAACTCAGAAAGATGTTTGACGGCGAATTAAAGACCGTGGAACTTGCGGAAAAGCTAGGTGTTGGAATATCAACGGTCAGCAGCTGGAGAAGAAGGCTTGGTATAAAGAATACCGGGCGCGGCAGAATGAGCGTGAGAGTGGCCCTTGGCGCGGCTGCTGACATAATAGGCGTATCGGCTGCGGAATATTCCGCAAAGGAAAACGGCCGTATGCCCATTACGCGGGAGGAATATCACAATATCCTCATGCCGCTTTTTGAAGCAATCAAGGCAATTTCAGAAGGAAAGCGCTGCGGTCAATGCCGGTACTATCGCGAATCTGGGTATTATTCGACACAGGGAAGCTGCTACTGGAAGAGCGGCGCAACTGAGGTCGGGGTCAGCAAGAAGGCTTGCGTCCGATGGAAACCACGCGTTGACAGCACGTTCAGATTTTCGAAGGACGAACGAAAGCCTGTGGTGATAGAGCAGATAAGGAACTGCGGGGAATGCTGCCATGACTTTAACGCCATAAGGGAATGCCGGTTTTCTTCGGTAGCATGCCTTAATATTTCAGGTTCCGTTACAGAGTACTGTTCGAACTGCGAGAATGAGGTCACAATGAACTGGGACGTCAAAAAACAGGGATATCAGACGTTTTGCCCGGTCTGCGGAAAACGTCTCATGCTTTGCAGCGAGTGCCTGGACGCCGAGGATAACGCGCATGGTATGTGCGACTATGACAGCGATACGGATTCATGCTTCAGAAGAAAGGGGGATCAGGAATGAATATCAACATACATAAGGCAAACGAACGGCGATTTGCCGAGATTATGGACACGACCCTGAACACAACCCGCACCGTCTGGGAGATAATGACTCTTAAGACGCTGCACGAGGATTTCGGCTTCGGAGAAAAGAGGCTCATGCAGTTTGCCGACGCGCTTCGTGAGAACTACGGCGGGTTCAACAGAGAAATGTCGCTTACTGACACCTACAAGAATCGTACCGCTTCTAATCTCGACGCCGCGCTCATCCGCGCCGTCCGGGATCTCCGGCATGATGGGATAGACTACCGCAAGATCCTCGACTGCGGCAATGTGCTTATAATTGTTGAGAAGGACGGTAAAAAATTCAGCGTAGACGACTGCGTTGACAAAATACTTGAGCAGGAGAAAAACGGGTGGAAAAGGAGCGCGAATGGTTCCGAATAGCTACTACACAGATTTATCTTGGGCACCACCGCACAAATCCCATCGATTGGAAA